AATACGATTGCCCGAACGGAAACCCACAACGCAGCGATGCACGCCATGCAGCAAGGGGCCGAGGCGCTTCGCACGCCGATGACTAAAACGTGGGTCGCCGTGAAGGACGCGCGCACGCGGGACGGACACGTGGGAGTGGACGGACAAACCGTTGAGCTCAAAGAAACTTTTCTCGTAGATAACCCAGGCGGAACACCGGACGAGATGACCGGACCTGGAGATTCAAGCGCGCCACCGGAGCAGGTGATAAACTGTCGTTGTGTCGTCACCTTCTCAGTCGGGGAATGACTTTCAAAATCGTAGATGCCCACAATGCGAACAACCCAACATGCTCCAGTACAGTTTGGAAACGGGTTTATTTGAATGCGTATCGTGTGGCATCCTAAGCAATCAGGCATTCCTACAAGAGGTAACCGATGAAACTAAACAAGATGACCTGTCCCTTCGAGATCAAGGAAGCGACCGATGAAGGTTACATCGAAGGTTATGCTTCAACTTTCGGTAACATTGATAGTTACGGGGACGTTGTTGACCCTGGAGCATTTAAAAAATCTATCAAGGACAACAAAGGATTGGTTCCGATTCTGTCTAACCATGATTCGCGCCAACAAATCGGGTGGAACGTGGAAGCCTCCGAGGACCAAAAGGGATTGTGGGTACGAGGAAAGCTAGACCTCGTTAACAACGCCAAGGCTAGAGAACACTTTGGGCTAATCAAAATGGCCACCGAGTTAAAGGCTAAGCCAGGTCTTTCGATTGGGTACTACACGATTAAGGCAGAGCCGGACAAAACGAATCCCACCGTGCGCAGACTAAAAGAAGTCCGGTTAGTCGAATACTCCCCCGTTACATTCCCGGCTAACGACATGGCCACCGTAATTTCTGCCAAAGAATTTAACGGCATGACGGCCGACGAAGCGTGTGAACAATTCATGGCGAACATGAAACAACACGGGTTCGACGCCCAAAAGATTAAAGCGTTCTTCTCGGCACTGCGCGACGGTGCAGCCGCCACCCATCCGAATGACCCGGGCGAAGCCCAGTCAATCGAGGCATCAATCAAAAACCTAACCACAATTCTAAGGGGATAAAATGGAAGTCACCGAAATTAAGAAATCACTCGATACCTTGGGTAACGATTGGGCGGAATTCAAACGCACCAACGATGCTCGCCTGAAAGAGATCGAGAAAAAAGGCGTTGCCGACCCTCTTCACCAAGAGAAGTTGGACAAGGTCAATAAGTCCATGGACGACGCCTTCGCCCGTCTTGAGAAGATCGAGGCGCTGAAGAACTCCCACGTGCCCGATATCAAGGAAGCGAAAACGGCGCAGGAGAAGGAAGAGAAAGCGGCGGTTAATGCTTGGTTCAAAAAAGGAACCGAGATTAGCACCAAGTCTCTTACCGAAGGCGTGAACTCCGAAGGCGGATACGTAGTTCGCCCTGAGTTCTCGGACCTCATCGTCAGCAAGATTTTCGAATCCTCGCCGATTCGTCAGCTTGCTACGGTGCAGAGCATCTCGGGTTCGTCCTACCAGGAAGCTGCTTCGTACACCGAAGCGGATGCCGGTTGGGTGGCGGAGATTGCGGCGCGTCCGGTAACCACGGCGGTTACGTTCGACCAGTTGAACATCCCCCTCTACGAGGTCTTCGCGATGCCGCAGGCCACACAGCGTCTGCTCGATGATTCGTATGTGAACATCGAACAATGGCACGCGGAGAAGGTCGCCGAGAAACTTGCTCGTATGGAAGCCACCGCTTTCGTGTCGGGTGACGGCGTGAACAAACCCACCGGAATCCTAAGCTACGCCAACGGCTTGGCTTACGGCCAGGTGGAGCAGGTCAACTCGGGTAACGCTGCCCTTCTGACGGCGGATGGTCTCATCTCGCTTCAGGCTTCGTTGTTCGAAGCGTTCCAGGCCAATGCGGTGTTCTTGATGAAGCGCGCCACGGTGGCTGCGGTTCGTCAGTTGAAAACCTCTACGGGGGAATACCTCTGGGGCTACGCTGGTCAGCTGAACAACCCGATGGGAATGAGCCTCTTGGGCAAACCCGTTATGTTCGCGGACGACGTTCCGGCGGTGGCGGCGAACGCTCTATCGGTAATCTACGGCGATATCCGCCAGGGTTACATGGTCGTGGAGAATCCCGGTATCCGGGTTCTGCGCGATGCTTACACGGCTAAACCGTACGTGTTGTTCTACACCACGAAACGGGTTGGCGGCGAAGTGCGGAACTTCCAGGCAATCAAGATCCAAAAGGTTGCTGTTTAATTAACTGGGCGGGGAGGGGTTCGCCTCTCCCCGTTTCTTTGTTTGAGGAACGAAATGCTTTCACTCGTAACCGGACCGGCGACACCCGCAGTATCTACGGCAGACGCCAAGACCCACTTGAGGGTCACGTCCGCGGTGGAAGATTCCTACATTGATTCATTGGTCATGGCCGCCACGAAAAAGGCAGAGGCTTTTACCTCAAAGAGATTCATCAACCAGACGTGGAGACAATCTCTAGACACCCTCTCCCAAAGCATGGGCTCTGGTCCGTGGTGGGACGGAACGAAAGACGGGGCCATTAGCGAAATGGGCGGGGCTTCCGAGCTAGATATCATCCCGCTTGGTATTGGGCCCTTGGTCTCCATCACGTCCTTTACGTACTACGGGATTGATAACGTCGGAGTGGTTTGGCCCTCGACGAATTACATCGCCGACACGAATTCGGAAATAGGCCGGCTGATTAAGAACTACGGAGCGGTCTGGCCATCAAGTTTACGGGACCGTAACTCTATCGCGATTGATTTCGTGGCTGGATACGGCGCGGCGGCATCGTCCATCCCCGGTGATATCATCCAGGCCATCAAACTAATCCTAGCCCACATGTACGAGAACCGCGGCGATTCGGATAAAGCGGAAAAGATTCCCGGTCTGGCGATGCAGTTACTCGAATCCTACCGAACCAAAAGGATGGCATGAGCGAAGTAGGGAAATTAAGGGAGTTCATCACGGTGGAGACCCCCACGGAGACGCCGGATAACTATGGCGGGTTCACCGTTGTGTGGGGCACTCTGACCCAGGCGTGGGCTAAAGTGTCCGACCAGTCCGCCAATCATCGGTACCACGCGGAATCCCTTGAGCACCACATAACGCACAAGATTACGGTTCGGGAAAAGGACGTCGTCGGCATCAACATCAAGTGTCGAATAACCTGGGAAGGCCGGGTGTTTCATATCCACGGGATTTCGGACCCGTCGGAGAGAGATCGGTTTCTCGAGCTTCGTTGTGAGGAAGGCGACGGGGTTCAATCGTGAACGAGCGCGTCACATTCACATGGGTTGGGCTAGATAAAGCCGTTGTGAAATTGACCAAGTCCCTACCTGAATCCGCCCTATACATGATGAAGCTTAAGGTCTCCGAATCCATTCACCGGATTCACTCGGAGGCCATTAAGGGAATTCAGAAACGGTCCATGGGTGAGAGGGTTATTCGTTACAAACCAGGGAGACACCTGCACATAGTTTCTAAGCCTGGCGACCCCTTCAATGTGGACACGGGAGGGACGTGGACGGCCATACAACCGATATCCGCGGCCAATGGAATGTCGGCTAGCATCGTCGGACCCCAGACCGCTTTCTGGTTAGAGCGAGGGACCAAGGATATGAAGCCCCGCCCCTGGTTACGTCCCGCGTTATTAAAGGTTTCTAAACTTAAATCTCAGATTGGGTTGAAAATTAAATGAACCTTCACCCGCAGAAAGAGATTTTGAAATGGGTCTTGGACACTCTGAAGGGTGACGCGACTTTAACGGCCATCGTCCCCGCGACACGTATCGTCGAGAACATGCCCGACTTCTCGGCGTATCCCCATATCAGAGTAGCGCCCGCTTTCAGTGATGACTGGAGCTCGCACACGTTCGACGGGTTCCGGGGTGAAATTCATATCCGGGTGTGGACCCAGGGGCAATCCGTTGAGCCCAACATGGACGCGCTGAATCGCATCTACACTTTACTTCACGACATGGATCCTTCGATTCCGACCTTTCCGACAATTAACTTTCGCTGTACCTTTAACGAACCCATTTTAGAACCGGATGGCCGGACATATCAGGGTTTGCAGAGATACAGCTTCACACTAGGGGGAAATGACTAATGCCAGCCCAAGCCGGTAAAAACCTGTTACTAAAAGTTGAAAGTCCCGCAGCGTCCGCAACGTACATCACCCTTGGTGGTCTACGGACAAAGAC